CAATCTGCTAGACAGCAAACAGAAAATCAAATTTCTGCTTTTGCTGAATCTAAAGATGAAAAAGGTAATTTAAAATATCCTCATTTTGACAAAGTAAGAGTTAAAATGGGTAATTTAATAGATGCTGGAGAAGCAAAAGGATTAGAAGATGCTTATGCTAAATCTATTAGATTAGATGATGATTTATACAAACAATCTTTAGATTCGCAAAGAAAAAGTGCAAAAGCCGAAGAAGATGCGAGAAGGAAAGCAGCAGTTGAAAAGGCTAAAAAAGTTAGACCTAGAACTGCAACTACTCCTCCTAGTGGTTCTGTTAAAAATAGCGATTTAGATT